TTTGAACCATGAGTACTGCTCCGATTATTACTGATCTACAAAAGATCAATCCTTCAGCAATAATTGAATTATTTACTTTGACAACTGATGCAACTTTGCATGGTTCTGCTCAGACTTATAGATTCCATAACGGAACAAATTTAAATGCTAACGGAGATATTATCTGGGCTGGTAATCAATATTTAAAAATGCCAATACAGGCAGAAGGTTTTGCTTTTCAAAAAGGTCAACTTCCCAGACCTACCTTGACTATCAGTAATGCTCTTGGAACTATTACAGCTATCTTGTTAAATGTTAATCAGGTAACAACAGGAAATGATTTGACAGGAGCTACTGTAACTAGGATTAGAACATTGGCAAGGTACATTGATGCTGTTAACTTTCCCACCACTACTACCAGCACAACAACAACTGAAACTATTGCCGATCCTGCTGATGCTGAAACTGTAACCTACACAGTAACAGTAGTAAATGTTGGAGGCGTAAATATTTTTGCACTTAATGGCAGTAACAATCCTGTTATTACTATGAAACGTGGGTCAACTTATATATTTAATCAGGCAGATGCTTCAAATAGTGGACACCCTTTAGCAATAAAATCTGATGCTGGAGGAGCACAAACAACAACTGTATCTGGAACTGCTGGAAATGCAGGAGCTACAGTAACTTATCAGCCAGCATATCCTTCTGCTCCTAGTGATTTAAGATATTACTGTACAGTTCATGGAAACGCAATGGGAAATACAATCACTATGAACAATCCAAATACAACAACTCAAGAAATTACAACAACTACAACTCAACAAGTAAATCCATTAGGAACACCAGATCCTACAGCAGAATTTCCTCAAGAAATATATAAAATTGATAGAAAATCAGCAGAAAATAGAGAGGTAGTTCAATTTGAATTAGCAGCAGTATTTGATCTTGCTGGTATTCGTGCTCCGAAAAGACAATGTACTAGGACAGAGTTTCCTTCTATTGGTACGTTTATTGCATGAATTGGAAAAAAGAAGCACTTGTTCATGCGAAAGACCAAGATCCTAAAGAGTCTTGTGGTTTATTGTTAAATATTAGAGGAAAAGAAAGGTATTATCCTTGTCGTAATTTATCAATGACAGATCATCAATGTTTTATTCTTGATCCAGAAGATTATGTCAAAGGCAGTAATTTAGGAAAGATCACAGCTATTGTTCATAGTCATCCTGTAACACCTCCTGTTGCTAGTCAAGCAGATCAAATCAGTTGCGAACAAAGTAATCTTCCGTGGCATATTGTCAATCCCAAAACAGAAACATGGGGATATTGCGAGCCAAATGGATATAAACCTGACTTACTTGGTCGGCCTTGGGTTTGGGGTATTACTGATTGTTGGAGTTTAGTAAGAGATTGGTATAAAGAAGAAAAAGGTATTGAACTTAAAGATTGGAATAGACCTATAACACCAGAAGAATTTGTTAATAATCCTTTGTTTGAAAGTTGTGCATGGAGAACTGGATTTAGACAATTAAGACCAGAAGAAAAACTTATAAATGGCGATGCTTTATTAATGTCTATTGGATCTACTGGTTTAAATCATGTAGCTATTTTTTTAGATGGAGATGTTTTGCATCATTTAACCGATAGACTATCTTGTAGAGAGCCTTATTCTCAATGGTTGTTAAAATGTACAGGAGGGAGGTATCGTTATGTTGCGTAAGCTAAAGCTATATGGCGAACTTGCAGAGTTTGTAGGGCATAAAGAATTTGAAATACAGGTAGATAGTCTTGGAAAAGCAGTAAGTTTTCTTGTTAATAATTTTCCGCAAATAGAGAAGTTTATGAATCCTCAATATTATCAGGTAAAAGTTGGTAATTATGCAGTAGATCAAGAAGAAATACATCATCCTATTGGACAGGAAGATATACATATTGTTCCTGTTATTACTGGTGCTGGTAGAGGTGCTGGAAAAATATTATTAGGAGCAGCGTTGATTGGTGTAGCTCTTGTAAATCCATTTGGAGCAGCAGCAATCGGAACTTTTGGTGGCACTCCTTTATTGGTTTCTAAGGCTGTTGGATTTTTAGGCATTGGAATTGCATTGCAAGGAGTAAGTGAAATGTTATTTCCTTTGCCTAAACCAAAAGAATTTAAATCAGAGCAAGATCCACAATTATCATTTAGTTTTTCTGGTACGCAAAATACTTCCAGAGCAGGTACTCCCGTTCCAATAGTTTATGGAGAAATAGTT